CAGATATGTCCAATGTTATGTGATTTTAAAAAGTGTGATTTAAAATGTAGTTCTAATAAATTAAATGATAAATATTGGGAAACCAAAAATAATAGTTATAAAAAATTAGGTAAAGATGAATTAAATTATAATACTTTTAATAATGAATTGGCTAAATATGAAATTACTTTAATTAAAAATAGGATAAAAGATTTATTTAGGTTTAAACATGTTTATATTTATGATGAAATATTAGGTGAAATTAAAAATTCTTTTATTAATCATCAAGCCGAATTATTTGAAAATAATTTCCTAGATCAAGCGTTAGAAGATATGATGCCTAAAAATGAAAATGACTTTAATAATTATAAAGATACTATTTATGATAAATATAATAGACCAGGTTATTTAATTCAAAGGAAAAATTATTTTATTTTCCAACCATTTAATGAAAATGAAGATGTAACAATGTATTACAGAAAAAATATAGAATTTAATCAACCAAATCAAGTTTCATTAAATAATTATGTTAAACAAAAATTTAAAACTGATTATAAACAAGATCAAGAAATGCCACAAGAATTAAAAAGAGAGATAAAAGAAGGTTATAATTTTGAAGATACATTATTTTATTATGACGCGCGAAAAGAAAATGAAACTGTCGGTATTATTGATAAAAATTTAAATAAATTAGCATCAGAAGGTGATGATCTGTTCAAAATAAGAGAAGTTAAAGACAAAACCCTAATTAAAAAACGTGGAACAGGTATACCAACCTTTAAAGGCGCTGTATGTTCAACTTCAAAGGATAAGAAAACATTGATGGATATTATTAAACATATACCAGATATTAAGAAAGAAGAATTAAATAGAATAAATAAATTAAAAAGAGAAGAAATATGTTTAGAAATTAAAAAGAAATTATTATATTTAGAAAAATATTCAACAACAGAAGATAATAATAAGATAACATATATGATGATACCATTTAATCATCCAGTATATGAATTTCCGTATAATTTAGAAGATAGAATTAAATATAATATGGAAAAAATTAATATTATTTTAAAACAGAAGATCGTTTTTAAAACAACAAAACATAAAGATAAAGATAATAATATTTATTATAGTTTAACTTTTACTTATGAAAATTATAAAAGTGATAAAGATGAAATAGAAAAACTAGGATTTAATTTAACTAAAAATATTTGGTTAAAAGAAATTAATTAATATTCTTTTTTGAATATATAAATGATAAAATATAAATAATTGATAATACAATTGATATTGAATTGTTATTTATAGAAACTATGATTAATAATATTATAATTTTAAATATGTCATTATTAAATAAATTAATAACATTTTTTTTATTTAATAAAACAATATATAATCCACAAATTAAACTTGATAATAAAATATAGTTCATATAAATAATTTAGAAAAAATTATTTATATTATAATTTGCTTAAATTAATTATTCTAAATTCACTTGGATTTGGATGTGTAGTTCTCATTGAATTAAATAAATTTTCTAATGACTCATTAGATTCTGTTACTACTCTTCTAGGAACAGGTGTTTCATATGTAGAGTTTAAAGAAAAATTTAATTCAGGAGTAATTTTAAGAGCTAAATAGATAGTAATAAAAACAATTATACTACTAATAATGATTGATTGTCTATGAGCTGCATAGACTTGTTTAATGTTTGTAAGGATTGGTAATTTAGTATTTTTCAATAAACATGGTATTAATAAAGCTAATACCATGTTTATAAATGCACCAACAACCGCAATTAAAATACATTCAGACATTTCTATATATATATAATATATAGAAATTTTTTAAACTAAATTATATTTTATATTATTATATATTCAAACTAAAATTCTATTAAGTATTATAAAAGAATATTTATAATATCTCTATAATGGAAAATTTTTTAATTAAATATAAATCAAAAATTATTGGTGTGTATAATGATATTGAACAAGCTAAACTATTTATAAAATCTTGTTTATCAAATAATCTTATGGTTGATTCTGCTGATATTTTAGTTTTCCACTCAAATAGTTGTTATTGTACTAATATTATTAATGTAAAACTAGAAAATAAAAAGGTTATTCCTAAAATAGAAATTCCTAAAATAAAAATTCCTATTATACCAGTTAAAGAAATAGATTATAATGATCCTAAATTTTTAAAGTTAGCTGAAGATAAAATTATTTTACAACATAAAATTAATATGTTAAAAATACAAAAAGAAAGAATTAGGGAATCAAAAGAAATATATGAAAATGATATTAAACTATATAATAAATTTAAACAAGAGCTAATAAATATTCCAAAATTTATAGTTCCAGAATTATTTAGAGAGAAATTTGAATTATTTAAAAAATTAGATAATGAAAATAGATTAAACTGGGATAATTTTATTAAAGAAAATACACATGTTAATACTTATAATGAACATTTTAAATTGAATAGTTATGATAAAACATTTACCAATAATGATACAAAAGAAGATTTTAATGAATATTTTGAAATAGAATCAGATATTGAAGATAATTGTGATAATTAAATTATATCTATTTAATAAAAATATAATAAATTTCTAGTTTAATTATATATATGTATCGTTCAGAAGATATTAAAAAAATAAATGATAATATTGATAAAATAAAAGAAAATGCGCAATATGAGTATAGAAAGGTAAATGAACCAACATTACAAGAAAGTTCAAATATATGTAAATTAATAATTAATTTTATTAAAAGGAAGAATAAAATTGTTTATGGAGGTTATGCACAAAATTTTTTAATAATGAGTAAAAATAAGGATGATGTTTTTTATAAAGAAATTGATGGCGCATTTTATAATTGGCCAGATTTAGCAGATATAGAATTTTATTCTCCAACACCAGTTGATGATTTAATTGAATTAACTGAAGAATTATATGCTAAAAAATTTAATAATATTGAAGCATCAGGAGGACAACATGACGGAACATATAAGATATTTGTTAATTTTTTAAATTATTGTGATATTTCATATATTCCAAGTAATATTTTTAATAATATGCCAATTATTACAGTTGATGGTTTAAAATGTGTTCATCCACATTTTATGATGGTAGATTCGTATAGAATATTTACGGATCCAATGACATCATATTGGAGATTAGATAAAACAATAAAAAGGTTTCAAAAAATATTTAATTATTTTAATGTTGATCAATCAAAAAATAATAATATAATAAAATTAAATAAAAGTGTAGAAACAGATGATTTTATACGTAAAAGAATAATACATAATTCAAAATTAGTTGTTGTTGGATTTTATGGATTTGATTATTATGTTAAGAAAAGTATTGATAAATATGCAATAAATGATTATCCATATTATGAATTAGTGAGTATAGAATTAGAAAAAGATGCAAAACAAATATATAAATTATTGAAAGAAAGTTTCCCAGGGAAAATTAAGGTAAAGGAATTTAATCCATTTTTTTCATTTATTGATAGAAGAATAGAATTTTATTATAATGATAAATTATTTTTAAGATTATTTGGTAATAATCAAAGATGTATAGTTTATAATTATTCAGAAATAAAAACAACAAATTATGGAACTTATAATTTAATAATGATGTATTTATATTTTGATTATTATTTAGCATTTATTAATAGAGATAAAGTTAATACAAATCTATATTTAGAATTAATCGGAAAATTATATCATGCCAGGAATAAATTTTTAAATGATCAAAGTTTAACTGTTGTGGATGATTCACCATTTAAAGATTTTACATATAAATGTTATGGATCACAAATTGATCCAAAGAGATTATCAATGTTAGAAGGTTTAGAAAAAAGGAAGAAAAATAAACCAATGAAATATAGATATAATCCAACAGGTAAACCAGTAAAGGCGCCAGAGTTTTCATTTGATAATACTTCTGGAAACCAGATTTCAAATAAAAAATATTTAATTTTAAAAAAATAATTTAATTTAAAAAAAAAATTATTTTTATTTTCTAATCTATTATATATAAATGGCATCAATTGAAGTTTTACCATTAATTAATTCAGAAATTAAAGAAAAAACACCAGATGACGTCGCAGGAGAAACCCCAGGAAAAAAACAGGAAAGAATTGATGTGTGGCAAACGGAAAGAGTTATAGGCAATCATGTGAATCTCATATTTATTGGCTTTGAATTTGATAAAACACCATCTAGCGGTACTATCGGTGCTAGTGCTGATGCTGTTTCGTTAAGTGGTTCATCTGGTTCATCTGGTGAAGATACTACCAATTACACCATTTCAAATATACCATTATCAAATATTCATATATGGCTAAGAACTATAAACCCAAAACTTGCAGTTGATGACTCCGATAAATTGATTGACATCCTGAATCACCCTCCGAATAGCGATCTTATTAGATGTTCTTTAGCTACAGGAGAACGACATTTTAGGACACATAAACAAGCCGGAAAAATGTTTTTAATACCAGGTGATGCTACATCCGAATTATCAGCAGCTGCTGCTGATTCTACAGTCGTATTTTCACGACCAAGTATTATTATAATATCGGATAGACAGGAATTTATAGATGAAATTAAAACATATAGTGAAGAAATAAAAAATATATTTAATCATAACGATCTTAAAATTGTGCAAGCTAGAGAGTCCATCATGAGAGTCCTGCATTCTGGTTCATCTGCTTCCAGAAAATATATGAAAATGTCAGGTGGTGCTAAAAAGAAATCATCTAAGAAATCAGCTAAAAAATCCTCTAAGAAAGCATCTAAAAAATCATCTAAAAAAATGACTGGAGGTGCTAAAAAGAAATCATCTAAGAAATCATCTAAGAAAGCATCTAAAAAATCATCTAAGAAATCATCTAAAAAAATGACTGGTGGTGCTAAAAAGAAATCCTCTAAGAAATCCTCTAAGAAATCTTCTAAAAAAGCATCTAAAAAATCATCTAAGAAAATGACTGGTGGTGCTAAAAAGAAATCTTCTAAGAAAGCATCTAAAAAATCATCTAAAAAAGCATCTAAGAAATCATCTAAAAAAATGACTGGTGGTGCTAAAAAGAAATCTTCTAAGAAAGCATCTAAAAAATCTTCTAAGAAGGCCTCTAAAAAATATTCTAAAAAATCTAAAAAATAAATGAATGTAATATTTTATTAAAAAAATAATTTTAAAATTATTTTTTTATTAATAATTATATATAATTATGTTTATATGAAAGATTAAACATAATTAATTGTATATTAAAATATAATATAAATATTTTATATTTTATATATAATGAATATTGATAGTAAAAAATATTTTATAAAATCTTATGAACATAATATAATAAATATTAATTATCCTATATCAAAATTAATACCATATACTAAATTTAAAGGTATAAAAAATAATGGAAACACATGTTTTTTTAATTCTGCGTTACAATTATTAAATTCTATGGAATTATTTCGTAATTATTTTATAAAGATTGATAAAGATGATTGTGATTTATTTTCATGTGCGTTAAAAACATTTTTCACATTAATGGAAATAGAAGATAATAAACCAATTGATTTAATAAATATAACGTTAACTCATAAAAATGAAAAAAAAACATTACTAAATATATTAACGGAAGATTTTTATAATTTACATGAAGGTTTTGGTGGTATGTATGATTGTTCTGAATATTTAATTAAATTATTATCAATTTTAGTAAACGTATATGATAAAAATTTTAATAACATACATGTAATTAATAGATTATCTAGATTATATGAATTTAATATAATAGATATGCGTAATTGTAGAGATTATAGTAATAGTAAAAGGAGACAATCATTACATAGAAGTGGTCAACCTACAAATACATATCATATATATTTACTATTAAAAATTAATGTTGATAAGGATAATTTACAAAATTTAATTAATAATTATTTTTCAATAAAACAACAAGATAAAGAATATTCAGGAAATTGTAGTAAATTATTAGAAAAAGTTAGAGATGAGAATATATCATATGATGAAAATCAGTTTATACCAATATTAAATGATTGTAATAGATATATCATAATATCACTTAATCGGCGTAAGAATTTATCAAATGAATATGAAAAAAAAAATTATTCTATAATACCAAATGATATTATACATATTCGAAACAGAAATTATAAACTAATTTCATTAGCGATGCATGTGAATAATAACCATTATATAACTGTTATTTTTGATGATTTAGGTAATTCATTTCTTTTAAATGATGAAGAAAAAACAAAGACTTCTAAATATTTAGATTCTGATAGGATTAATACTAATGGCGTTATATTCATATATTGTTATAATGGTGACACATCTGAAAATACAAATATAAAATATTTAGAAAATCTAGATTTAAGTAATAATAAATTTATAAATTTAAAATTATTAAGTGATGATATTAAAATTAAAGAAAATATTAATGCTTGTGAATTTCCAACACAAGAAGAAAATTTTATGATAGAAAAAAATATTGGCCCAAAAAAAGTATTAAATAGGTGTAAATCAAAATATTATAAAAAATATTTAAAATATAAAAATAAATATTTAGAATTATCTAAGTATCGATAAAATCACAATTTTTATTATCTGTAAAATCATCATTATCTGATTCACACTCAATAATAACTTCTTTCTTAACATAATTATTTTTATAATAATTATTTTTTTTAACAATAGGTGCAACAAACAAAGTTTTACAATCAAAATTTGGTTGTAAAATTAATGCTTTATTTTTAATTATTGAATCATTATGATTTGTAAAAGTTAAATTCATTTTAATATATTTTTTTCTTTTAGTTACTATTTTTTTTAATTCATCTAATTTATCTTGATTTTCTCTATAATAAACAATCTTTCCCCATGTTTCTTCTAATATTGGAAGAATACTACCAAAAAATTTATCATCTCTAGGCACTGCAACATTATGAGACATTTCTAATTTCCAATAAATAATACGATAAAAATAATAATCTTTACTTATATCAGGATAAAGTTCTTTATATTCATCTAACATTTTTATTGTCCATGTATTATATTGGTCTGTATCCATGTCTAATCTTTTTGGAATAATATATTTACTTTTCCATTCAGCTAAATCACCATCAAATTCTGGTGTAAATGTTTTAGGATAAAATTCTAAAATTATTCCTTTCTTTAATCTATCATCCACATTCATAATATCGCCTTTATTTCCAATAGTACAAGCACAATTTTTACAATCATCAGCTAAATATTCATCACGATTATTATATTCACTCAATTTACATTGCCAAAAATCACAAACATCTAATTCACAACAAATTAATTGTTGTTGAACTTGACAATAATAATAAAATGGACAAATATCTCCAACCGTATTTCCAGTTGTGTGAATTTCCCTTGTGACAGGGCATTTAATTTCTAACATTGTTCCTAATCTATCTGAAAATTTATTATCTAATGTAAAACGCGAACTAATACCATCGGGAGAAGCCCCTAAAATTTTATATTTATCTGATGGTAATGCACCAAACTCAAATACTCTTGTATTATAAATATGTTCATAAATCATTGTTGCTGTTGGTTCATATTTTTTCCCATGAAATACAGTTGCATTATCTAAAAATGGAAAATTAGGATCACATTTTTTAAGAATAAATGATTCAACTGGTTCATAAGGGTTTAAATCTATTGCAGCAGCAGCATCTGATGCAGTAATTCTATTATAACGATAGTCATACCATTCTTTAGATCGTTGTGCTGGTTGTGGTAAATTTTGCAATTTATTAAAATGATCACTTAATTTTTTATATTTTGTTGGAACTTTAATATCAGGATATGTTTCTTCAAATTCTCTAAAACAGTTGATCCCATTATCAAAACATATTTCATTCTTAAAAGTAAAACTTGGTGTTACTAATCTATTAAAGATTTCATCAATAATTTGAGGTGTTGCTGACGGAATTTCTTTATGTATTTTATTTTTGATTAAAACTAATTCTTGACTAGTTACATTTTTTGTGGTTGATACTAATTGATATGTTTTATCTAATATTTTATTGATGTTACCAAATGACATTACATTATCATAAATTAAGTGTTTAAATAATGATAAATTCAATATTTTATTAGAATAAAAATTGAAAAATAAAATATTTAATAGTTTCATAATTTAATAGCTAATAAAAAATAATAAATCAATTGAACCAACCCGCAAGAAATGAGTACAGATCAAGAACAAAATTCTTGTGACACTATTAGAACATTAGAGGAGGTATGTTCATTAAAAGAACAGTATGAAAAACAAGCATGTGAAATCAAAATGCTTCGTGACAAACTTGGGACAGCTGAAGAAAGACAGAAGAATACATATGAAAGACTGTGTAGATCAGAAAATGACGCATTGTTGGGATTAAAATCGTTTTTACCCAATTCAACATTGAAGGATGTTTCGTCGGGAATTGAAAAAATACGTAAATTAAAAATGAAATATCGCAAAAATTTAGAAAGATATCAAGATTTTTCTATTAAAATTGAAGAAAGTTGTCAAGAGGTTGAACGCTTGATACAACTAACTGAAGATCCAAATGAGACGGATGATTATTCACGTGAATTTAAATTTTACAAGAAGAACATTTTTCAAGTGTGTGAAACAACCGAAAATGAATGTTTTGGTGAAATGAATCCTCCTGACAATATTTATGACGAGGAAGATGAAACAGTATGGTATCCTTCGCTTTTGAGTTATATTGATTCTATCAATAAGAAATTTGAAGAGAGAAATACAAGATTACAAATTCAAATTGAAGAGCTTCGCGATAATACATTTTAATATGTAATTAAATTTTAAAATAAATTGATTTATTTTCTAATATAATTTTTTATTCATTTGGATAAAAATATTTGCCATCTTTATATTGTAAATTTTTAATTGAAATAATTTTACCATTTTCTTCATCATAAGTTATTTTATCTTTCTTTGTTAATATTTTAGATTTAACTAAATCTACTAATTCATCTTTTAATTTTTCTTTATCATTAATATTATCAATTTTAATATTATTAACAAATTCTTTAATTTTAATAATTTTATGAATAGCATTTAATTTAGACCATGATTTATTATAAAGATTTTCTTCCATTATTTTAGGCGAACCAATATTCTCATTTTTCTTAACTAATTGTGTTTCAGTGTCACTATTAACAATACCATTTAGTTTATTGATATGTTCACTTAACCATGTAATTTGTGAATTATTTTTAATTAAACATGTATTCAAACCAGAAAAATATTTTAGTTCTAATTTATTAATAATAATATCTATATCCATTAAATATTATTAAATTATATATCTTTAATGGGATTTTTTCAAT